TATCCTATAGGAAGTGCTCCTTTAAGTATTAACGGTACTAACGTTACTAATGTCAGCTTGATCGTAGGTTCTAATGGTTTTGAATTTCAAAGCGGTATGTCTTTCTATACTAAGAATGGAAACAAAAGGACATTGACTATAGATAACGCAGACTCTACTAGAGCAGCTGTGAGTGGTCTTATCGCTAGTTTTGTATCTTACGAAGGTGGTTTATATCTTTGTACAGTAGGACATACTTCATCGTCCTCTATCCTACCTACTAACACTGCTTACTGGAACGATGCTACTGGGCTTATTGATTCTGCACCTGCTTGGAGTCCAAATGGTTACGAATACATTAGTCAATATGACTTCTTTGTAGGCTTTGAATACGATATGTTATACAGGTTCTCTAAGCAGAACTTAAAACAACCTACTGAAAGAGGAGGACGATCTGCATCTGATTATACTTATCAAACGATTCGTAACGGTAGTATTGAATACTCAGAGACAGGACACTTTAATGTGGAAGTCACACCTAAATTTAGAGACACCTACACTTACACCTACAACCCAAGTTTGTTAGCCTCTGTCAGTACCCTTAATAAATTCACACCTGAGACTGGATTCTTTAAGTTTGCTGTACAAGCTCAACCTAATGATGCCACTATCGAAATTAAATCTTCTAGTGCTTTACCAGTGAAGTTACTATCTGCTGAGTTTGAATCTACAATCATATCAAGGAGTAGACGCTATGGAGGTTAAGATAGAAAAAGCTTATGCAGTGGAAGACGCTCCTTTGTTATATGATGACTTACGGGAAGAAGATATGATGGAATGTATAGGTTTAATGCACCACCCTAGAGACGCTGTGTACGGATCATTTGAATCAAGTAGTAAATGCTATAGCGTCAAGACATGTCAAGACGGTCTGTTAGCTTGCTTTGGAGTGAGTCCTAGAGGGAACATTGGAGTTTGTTGGTTGCTAGGTACAAGGAATTTTTATAAAGTAAAGAAGAAGTTTGTTAAAGAATCACAGATGTGGATAGACGATTTAATGGATGGATTTGATTACTTAACTAACTATGTCATGGAAGCTAATACACTTAGTGTCAGGTGGTTGACTTGGTTAGGAGCTACTTTTCAGGATTGCAATATCCCTGGTTATAAGGCATTTAAGATAGAGAGGAAGTAACTTTATTATGTGTAGTTTACAAGCAGGAATGGCAGGGGCATCAGTTTTGACAGGTGGGTTGCAGTTTATGGCACAGCGTCAAGCTGCACAAGCACAAGCAGCCTATCAAGCACAAGCACAAGCTGTAGAAAGACAACGCTTTCAAAGAGAACAATCTGCTACTAGACTTAGAGAAGCACAAGACAAAATAGCTGAAGCTAGAAAGATGGAACAGTTAGCCCTAGAAAATAAACAAAGAGTTTCTACAGGTGTTACAGCTATGGGAGATTCATTGGCTATGTCAAATGCACCTATTGATGATTTATACGCACAGTATGGTAGAGTAAAAGAAGCACAAGCTAGACAACAAGAGTTTAAAGCTGTAGGTACTGAGTTAGCTTTAGAAGAACAAGGTTTTGGATTTCAACAAGAGATGATGAGGTTAAGTAGACCTGTGTCAAAACCTAGTTTATTACTGTCAGCTTTACAGACAGGAACACAAGCAGCACGAGCTTACAAGGAGTTTTCATAATAACATGGCTGAGAAGAAAAGACGAGTAGTAGTACAGGGATTAGGAGGAGCAGTTCCATCTTTACAAGCAGCTATACCAGGAAGTGTAGGGCAAACTAGAACACAACTTCAACAAGCTACTCCTTGGCAAGAATCTAAACTAGGTCAACTGTCTCAAGCTTTAGGTGTAGCAGTACAAGGTGTCGGGGAGTTAAAGCAGATAGGTGAACAACAACTTGAACGAGACATAGAAGATTTAGCAAGTAAAAGCCCTGAAGAGATAGAGAAACTTAAAAAGAATGCAGAAGGAGAGTTTGATAAGTTAACTAGGAAAGGTGGACTTAGATGGCTTGCTTCTCCTGTTAATCAGGAAAGAAGAGCTAAAGCAGGAGGTTCTTTAATGAGTCGTGATTTAATATCACAGATTACATTAAGGTTAGAAAACCCTGAACAAGGTGACTCTGATTTAGGTGCAGATAAAATAATACAACAACTACGAGATTCCTACATAGAGGAAAATCCTGGTATTAGAGATTCTTTATTAGCTCGTGAAGGGTTACAACAGTCTCTTAATACAGCAACTCCTAGCTTGAAGGTTAATTTTGAAAGGAAAATAAACGCTATAGCTAGACAGGAAAACTTATACACTGCTGGATCAAGTATGTATGATAAAGTTTTTAATTTGTTAGACACCGATAACGAACAAATAAGAGAAAAGTTAATTAGAGGTGATTTTAATTTTGAAGTAGATCGAGATGCTTCAGGTAATATAATTACTTTAGGTGATTCTTTAATGGGAGATTGGGGAGGTACAAACGCTCATACACCTAAAGAACAAAGAGAACTATTAGCTAGTGTATTAAATAGAATGGCTGCCACAGATGAGATGGAAGATCAAGCTGACGGTTTGTTGTTGTGGGCTAAAGGGAATTTAAAATTTGGTACAGCTAAAATGTCTGAGATGGAGTATAATAAATTGCAAGACACAATAGATAAAGGAGCTGAATTAGCTGAAGATAGAAGAGAAGAAGATAAGAAAGATTATATAAAAAACTTTTCAGGTAGTTTTAAAACAAACTTAACTAAATTAAAACTTGATAAACAAACAACTATTGAAGACCAAACTTTTGATAATAAAAGAGATTTAGCTGAGTACTACAGAAGAGAGATTATAAGCAATGCAGATTTAAATGAAGCTGAAAGAGGTGATCTTCTCTCTGAAATAGATAGAATAGAAATTGACTCTTTAAGGGAAGCAGATACTCATACTAAAAATTTGATAACAAACGCAGCTACAATAGCTCACCCTAGATCAGTTACCTCTAATCTTCAAAACCTATTTAAAACGGTAAGTATTAATTATCCTGAATTAGCTAGTAAACCTGAAATAATTGAGTACCAAAATAGAAAAGCAGCAGAGATTAATCTTTTAGTATCTAACAAAAGAGATGAACTGTTAGGACTTCCTACAGAAGAAGCAGCTCAACAGTTAGACGCTTTTGCTACGACTTTATTAACAGAAAATGCCCCCAAAATAAACGCAGAGTTAAAAACTATTTTTACAGATTTAGAAGATAACCAACCTAAGACTGTGGTTACAGCTGAAAAACCTGAAGTACTACAACCTGTTGACATTGAAGGAGAACCTGAAGAATTGTTAAGAATGGCTGTTGATCCTGGTGGTTGGTATTCAATGGTAAGTTCTGATCCTAAAGATGAAAACTCTAACAAAGCTAAACAGTACATTAAAAAATATATACCTGATTTAGCTAATGAATTTGCTAGGCTTTCGTATGATACTAACAGATTTGTAGGCGTTTTTGCAATGACACACGATGAAGCGAGACAAAGACATATTGATTCCGTTAGATTAATGGATGGTGTATTTACTTTAGATGTTCTTGAAAACTTAGATGAAGATGGTTTTGCTCGTACTTACGCAGGTATACCTTTTAAACCTCGTGAGTTAATAGGTGATCCTAACAGAGATAAATTTGTATTATTAACTCAAGAACAGATCGACAACGCTGAAACAGAAGAAGGAAAACAGATTGTTGAAAGAATTAAAGAAGCAACAGGGATAAAAACAGAATTTTTTGAGTTTGTGCGTTTGCAGCAGTTGGTTAGGAAAAGAGGAATTGTACCCTATAAACCTTTACCTGATTCTTATAGACCTTTAACTGACGAAGAAAAATTACAAGAACTAATAGATTCAACAGGCAGAAGTGAATTTGATCCTTTACCTGATTTTTTACTTATTGATTAATTATGGCACTACCAGAAGATAACATACAGGAAGACGATAACGATTTTTTTGACTACGCAACAGATATATTAGCTGCTCCGTTTCGAGGTATAGAAGGTGCTGTTCAAGGTGCTTACAACCTAGCAGACTACTTATCTTTTGATATACTACCTGACTACGACACTAGATTCCTTGGTACTTCTAAGACTATGGCTGGTGGTGCTGTAGAAGGTATATCACAGTTTGCTACAGGTTTCATTCCTTTGTTTGGTCTTGCAGGTAAAGCAGGTAGATTAGCTAAAGCAGGTACTGTTACTAAAGGTGTTGTTGCAGGTGCTGCTACTGACTTTACATTCTTTAACGGACAGGAAGCTAGACTGTCTAACCTTATACAACAAGTACCAGAGTTACAGAATCCAGTTACTGAATACTTAGCTTATGATGGAGATGAGAGTGAGTTAGAGGGACGCATGAAGAATGTGTTGGAAGGTCTAGGTCTTGAAGCTGTAGCAGGTGTGTTTATTAAATCGTTAAAAGCGATGAAAGACATGAGAAAGGGTAAAGGGGAAGGTAAGACAGCAGATGAGATTAACAACATAGGTGTTGAATCTTTAAATAAAGGTATACCATTTAGTGAAGAATTTAAAATAAGCCAAGTTACAGAAGATGATTCTTTTCTTGCTCGTCAACAAGGACAAAAGGAATTTGAAAAGGATTTTAGAGAAGTAGGAGGAGACCCGGAAGAAAGCTTCGAGATCGATCTAACACAGGACTACAGTGGTATTGATTTAGATGAACCTTCTCCGTCTGCTATAACGCTTACAAAAGAAGAATCAGAAACTATTCAAGCAGGTGGTCAATTAATTAGTGAAACAAATGTAGGTGGTAAGATCATTAAGAAATATCAACTACCTAGTGGAAGTACTAGAACATTAATATCTGATCCTCAAAACCCTGATCTTTTAATAGATGCTGCTAGTATAATACCAAAGGAAAGAACAGCTTTAAACTTTGCTCCTGGAGGTGATAAACCTTTTTACGTTTATTCTGACGGTAAACAATTTGGTCCTTTTAATAGAGAACAAGTACAAGAAAGATTATCTGCGAATGTGTTTAAACCTACAGATAAAATAGCACAAGCAGGGGATCAAGATTGGGTTGATGCATCAAAACTTATTAAAGGAACTGAGGAATCTACTGTAGCTGTTGTAGGAGAAGATATACCTTTAGGTTTAAAGCGTTCTCCTTTTATTGATGCTAACTTAACTAAAATAGATGACGATGCTTTCGATGCTGTTGAAATAAAAACTACAAAAGAACTAGATAAACTTGAAGCAGAAATGGATAGTTTTCCTATGAGGGGTACAGAATTAGATGCTCCTATAGAATTTAAAAGGAAACTAGCTGCTGCTCAAGATGCTTATTCTGCTGTTGAATTAGAAAAGTTTAGAAGACAGATAAATGGAGAAGAAGCTTGGTTTATTGCTTCTGAGTTTAGGACATTAGCAGGGGGAACACAAAATGCTGAGACTGTTTTTAAATTAGCTTTATTAGGAGAGACGGTTAAGAAGAGAGGCATACAAGATGAAGTGCTGACTGAATTAAAAGGTAAGATAGGTAAAGACGAGAATGCTAAAGAAGTCTTTGAAGGTCAGCTAAAGAATGCCCAAGAGGCTATGGATGCTTTTAAAAAGCCATCACCTAAACCAGCTATTGAAGCTTTCAAAGAAACGGGTTTTGATTCCCTTGAGGAAGTATTTCCAGCACCTGGAGTAAGGACTGCGGATTATGATGCTGAATTAGGTAGGATAGGACCAGAACTAAAGAAAGACTTTTACAATAAAACATTAGTAGAAGGTGTTTCTAGTCGAATGCAAACTGGGAAACCAATGACTGCACGTGAAGCTATTCAAGACCTATCAGACAGGACAAATGGAAACTTAGGTGAATATAGTCCTGTTGTTAAAAAACTGTTAGCACTAGGAAAGAACACAGGTATTGACGCTAAACTTGAAGAAAGGTCTTTTGCTTCTGATTTACCTACAAGTTCAAAACAAGGTTCTTTCTATGAGGGCGGTAAGAGAAGAATTGTTCTAGATGGTCAATCATCTTTAGTAAAAGAAAATCCAGTTTATGTTTTACTACACGAAGCCACTCACGCTGTAACAGTGGATAATGTAGATAAGTATTACAACTCAACAACATTTAAAAATATAGATGTAAGCGATATAGCTGCTAGAGCTAAAGCTATCGATACAGTTTTAAAAACAAAAGGATTACCTAAACCTGTCGCAGAGATGTTCCGTATGTTTAAGAAAGCGGATGCTATGCGTGATGAGATAGCAGCTAAAGGTGAACTAATGACACTTAAAGGTAAACCTGATTTATATTGGATAGAGAACCCATCAGAGTTTATGTCTATGGCATTCTCTGATCCTAAGTTACAACAAGCTCTTAAAGGTATACAATACACTCCTAAGATGACAATGTGGGAGAAGGTTGTTAACACTATTAAAAGTTTCTTTGGTAGAGGTGTAAGCACAGACTTAGCGGATAACATTGTTAGTCGTGTAGGTGAAATAGCTGAGATGAAACTTCCTTCTCAAAGAGGTAGAGGTGTTGATATGATGCCAGGAGGTGAGGTGTCTGATTTAGATAAGTTTTACTACGGAGAACGAAATAAATACAGTAATGTATTAGGACTAGACCAAGAACGTAGAGTTTTTAAACATGATTATTTGGTGAATGTCCAAGGAAAAACCATGCCTTTAAATGAATTAGAAAGACGCTATAAAAACGCTATAGCAGAAGAAGCGTATGAAGAAGCAAATAATTTAAAATTTTATTTAAATAGAGTTAATAAAAAAATTGATAAGCATCTTAAAAAATACGCAAAAGAAGAAGGTTATGATCTAGAAGCTATCGGATTAAAAGATGCTGACTTAAGTACCGTAGATTTAAAACCTAAGTTACAAGAGTTTGATTTTGCACCTGAAGGTAGAGGTGTTGATTATGCACCTGAAGGTAGAGGTATACCTGACTTTAAGAAGGGTAAAGAGGATGAGTTCCTTAGTGCTATACCTGATAAGTTTAGAGGGTATGCTGAAGCACTCATGGTAGGTGGGGTAAGACCTAGGTTACCGCAGTTTGCATTAGAGACTGATGGTGATGTTGTTGTACTGAAAGATATATTAGAGAAATACTACAAAGAGAATCCTGATGAAGTAACTGTAGAGGGTGCTATTACAGAAATAGACACCGAAATAGAACAGCGTTTAATGTTACAAGAAGGTAAGGACGCTGCAACTAAAGTAGCTGAAGCTAGAATTGTACAACAAAGTTTACGAGTTCAAGCTAATGGTGTTATAGATAATTTAACGGACGCTGTAGATGAATACGAAAGAGCTGGAGGAGGTACTGCTGCTATTGCTAAATTAAAAAATAATTTTCAACAATTATTAAGTGTAGCTGATGTCTACAGAAAGTTAGGGAGAGAAGGTAGTTTATTGCTAGGGTCAAGGAGAGAAAACTACGGAAAAAGAAAGATAGGTCTAAGTGAATCTGATTTACAAATTGAAGGAATTAGAAATGCTTTTATAAACGCTTCAGGAGGTATGCACCCTGATAAACTTGTTAAATTAATACAAGAAACAATAGACAAGGAAAACTCTGACTCAATGCTTGCGTCTATGTTTAAGATAGCTAAAAAGGCACAAGGGAAAAACTTCCTGGATATGCCAACTGAATACTGGATGAATGCTATTCTTAGTGGTCCTAGAACACAAATGGTTAATATAATAGGTAACGGTCTGACACAAGTTATGTCTACACTAGAAGCTGTCGTAGGTGGAGTAGCAAGTGGTAATTTATCTGTTGTTAAAGCTGTACTTGCGTCTTGGTCTAACGGTCAGATGTGGGGTGAAGCTGCTAAGTTTGCTAAGAAAGCTTTTAAACAAAACGATAATTTATTAGACCCTCAAAACAGAGCTTTTTCAGATAGAAAGCAAGGAGCGATTACTGGTGAGAGAATTGCAGAAAGTAAGTTAGGAGGTATGGTAACTGAAAAAGGTCTTACAAGTAAAAAATCTTTAGATGCTTTTGGTAACTTCATTCGTATTCCTAGTAGACTATTGTTAACTACTGATGAGTTTTTTAAACAGTTATCTTATCGCAGGGCTGCTAGATTAAAAGCTGCAATGTCAGGGATACAACAAGGAATAAAAGACCCTAAGAAATTAGCTGAACATATTCACAATACTTTAGAAGGCATTGTTACTGAAGGAGGTCGTATATCTTCTGAAGAAGGTTTATACAGGGAAGGTCTTGAAGCTGCAAACAATAAAGGTTTAAAAGGATCAGAGCGTGATGAGTTTGCTATTAAATATTCAAAAGATAACTTTGATAAAACAAACTCAGCTTTAATGCAATATGCTTTAGATGAAGCTCAGTACTTAACTTTTACAAGGGATTTACAAGAAGGTACATTAGGTAAAGTATTACAAGACGCTACAAGTAAGTTACCTATGTTAAGATTAGTGTTACCTTTCGTGCGTACTCCCACTAATATTTTAAAATATGCTTTTGAAAGAACTCCTGGTGTATTTGTTTTAAAAGAAGAAAGAGGAAGATTAATTAGTGATCTTAAAAGCGGAGACCCAGTAAGACGCTCGCAAGCTTTAGGGAAAATGATGACATCAGTAACTGTTGCTGGTGTATTTTTAGATACAGCTTACAACAACAGAGAATATATAACAGGAGGTGGACCTAGAGACCCTAAAGAAAAGAAAGCTTTGGAAGCTACTGGTTGGAGACCTTACAGTCTTAAAATTGGAGATACTTATTACAGTTACCAACGCTTAGACCCTTTAGCTACATTACTAGGAGTAGGGGCTGACCTCGTAGAGGCAGGAGTAAGAGATAAAGAAGGTTTTGACCAATCAGGTTTAGAAAGAGTGTTTTTAGCTTTAACTTTAAGTTTTACTAGAAACGCTACTAATAAATCTTATTTAGCTGGTATTCAAAGTGCAACTGATGCGTTAAGCGATCCCGATAGATACATGGCTAGATTTGGTAGGAACTTCGCTTCTTCTTTTGTGCCTAATATTATTTCACAAATGGCAGACTATGACACTCAATCTTTAAAAGAAGTAAGATCAATGGGAGATGCTTTTGCTAGGAAGTTAGGAGCAAGAGGTAGTTTAGATAAGAAAAGAAATCTACTAGGAGAAGAATATATGGCAGAACAATGGATGGGTACAGGTTTTATAAATCCTATCGCCATGTCTCCTGTTAAAGATGATCCTGTATTAACTGAAATGGCATCTTTAAACCATGCTTTTAGACCATCCTCTCCTAATTTGGGCGGTCAAATAAACTTAATAGACCATGAAAATGAACAAGGTCAAACAGCTTACGATAGACAAACAGAATTGTTGAAAGATGTTAAGATAGGAGGAAGAACTTTACGAACCTCTTTACAAAGACTTATAAAAAGTAGACCGTATCAACGATTAGAACAAACATCTGAACCTGGTTTTCCTAGTCCTCGAATCGAAGAAATTAATAAAGTACTAAGACGGTATAGAAAAGAAGCTAAAAAACAAATGTTAACAGAGTTTCCTGAATTAGCTGCTCAATATAATAAAGCCTTAAAAGCTAAAGCAGGTTTAAGAGGTGGGATGCAACGAGAAGATGTGCTTGAACTTTTACAACAAACAAATTAATAATAGATTACCATGGCTAATACATACGTAGACTACACAGTTGGAGCAGGTCAAACAGACTTTGCATTTTCTTTTCCTTATCTTGATGACACTCATGTAGTTGTACAATTAGACGATTCAACAGGCAGTTCTCCAGGAGGTAAGTTTTATACTGTTTCTACAGGAGCTTACACTATTATAACATCTCCTTCTGCTCTTATCAGATTTACTACTGCTCCTGAGACTGGTGCTAGGATAAGAATTAAAAGAGACAGTGCATCTAATACTGCTCTTGTAGACTTTGAGAACGGTAGTGTACTTACTGAAGTAGAACTAGACCGTGCTTACTTACACAACTTATATCTGAACGAAGAGATAGAAGAAGGTAGTGGTAAGAACACAATGACCAAGAATGCTGATGGTAACTATGACGGTGATAAAGCAAGAATAGTAGATGTTGCTGATCCTGTTGATCCTCAAGATGCTGTAACTAAGAACTACGCAGATACTACTTTTGTTGATGTTTCTGGTGATACGATGACTGGTAACTTGCAGATGGATGCTAATAGCATTACAGGTGTATCTAGTGTACAAGGACTCGCTCTTACCGATCCAGCTGGAAACGATCACGCAGCTAATAAGAAATATGTAGACCAACAAGACGCACTACAAGTTACTAAGAGTGGTGATTCAATGAGCGGAGCTTTAACATTACCTAACTCTGACCCTACTGACGGAAACCACGCTACTAGAAAGACTTATGTAGACGCTCAGATAGCTGCTACTTTAGCTACAGGTACAGCAGGTGGTCCTATTAATACAGTTAACATTGCTGACACTGCTATCACTACAAACAAAATTGCTGATGATGCTGTTACTGCTGATAAGCTTGCACACACTACTGTTACTCCTGGGTCTTATACAAACACTGATATAACAGTAGATCAACAAGGACGAATCACAGCTGCTGCTAGTGGGTCAGGTGGAGCAGGGACTACTAATCTTTCAACCACAGCTAACGGTACTTCTTTAACAGTCGCTAGTGACACAGGTACTGACGCTTCTATCCCTGCTGCTACTACAAGTGCTTGGGGAGCAATGACAGATGAAGATAAGAATAAGCTTGATGGTATTGCTGCTGGTGCTGAAGTAAACCCAACAGATACAGACGGACTCACACAAGGTTCTACTAATCTTTACAACCAAACCCATACAGGTGATGCTACAGGTTCTACTGCTCTTACACTTGCTACTGTTAATAGTAATGTAGGCTCTTTTACTAACGCTGATATTACAGTTAACGCTAAAGGCTTAGTAACAGCTGCAAGTAGTGGTAGTGGTGGTGTCTCTAAATTTACAAGCACTGAACAAACACTCACAGCAAGTTCAACAATTACAGTTAGCCACGGTTTAAGTGGAGTCCCTGATTTAGCGACTGGTCACTTGGTTTGTAAAACTGCTGATGCTGGATACTCAGTGGGTGATCTAATTGAGGTTTTATCTATAGATACGCAATCTGCTGCTGAGAAAGGTGTATTACTTCGGAAGTCATCTACTCAAGTTATAGCTAGTATAGGACAAGGTATAGAAGTGCCTAATAATAGTAGTTTAGGTAATACTTCATCGCTTACTTTAAGTAGCTGGAGATTAGTCATTACAGCTCTTACATTTTAATAATACAAAGATGCCAGAACAACTCTCACACTTTCTCGACACTGCTCTAGCTGTTATACTTGGAGTAATTGGTTGGATGATTAAAAAGCTTACAGATCGCTTGGAAAAAGATGAAGAACGATTGACAAGGATTGAAGTAGAACTAGCTACCCAAAGAGAACGAGACACTGCTGTGGAGAATCGTATGAGTGGAT